ATGGCTCGCGTCCGTCGTGACAATGTAGCCCAGCAGACTCCACGCTGGGCGAGTAAGGAAGCCATTACCGCCATTTACCGCAGAGCGCGTGATCTAGGTCAGACTGTAGATCATGTCGTCCCACTGAAGGGTAGAAACGTGAGTGGATTGCATGTGGAGAACAACCTGCAAATCCTGCCTCGGAGCGAAAACAGTTCCAAAGGCAATCACTTCATCCTTTAAGGAGTAATACAAATGGCATTTCCTAACTCAGCCATCTCGGATATTATAGCCACGACTATTCAATCCCGTACCGGCGCAATCGCCGACAACGTCACCTCGAATAACGCTCTTTTGTCCCGCCTCAAGCAGCGCGGCAACATCAAGACGTTCTCCGGCGGTAACATCATTTTGGAAGAACTGTCGTTCGCTCCCAACGGCAACGCCGGCTATTACAGCGGTTACGAGACTCTGCCGGTTGCAGCGTCCGATGTTATCAGCGCGGCTCAGTTCGACATCAAGCAGGCTGCCTGCCCCGTCACCATCTCCGGTCTGGAACAGTTGCAGAACGCCGGCAAAGAGCAGATCATCGACTTGCTTGAGTCCCGCATGACTGTCGCCGAATCGACGATGGCGAACCTCATCGCTGCCGGCATCTACTCGGACGGCACGGGTTCCGGCGGCAAGGAAATCACCGGCCTGAAGGCTGCTGTTCCTTCGGTCAACACGAACCAGTATGGCGGCATTGATCGCGCCACTTGGGCGTTCTGGAAGAACCAGTCACTCGACGCTTCGACCTTCAACGGCGCGGCTACTACCTCCGCGAACATCCAAGCCGTGATGAACGCCATGTGGGCTTCCCTGATCCGTGGTCAAGATCGTCCTGACCTGATTGTCATGGACAACGCTTACTGGGGTTACTTCACTGCCAGCTTGCAGAACATCCAGCGTTTCACTTCCAGCACCGATGCCCAACTTGGCTTCGTGTCGATGAAGTACATGGACGCTGATGTGGTGCTGGACGGCGGTATCGGCATGAGCACGGTTGGTGTCCCGACCAAGACGATGTACTTCCTGAATACCAAGTACCTGAAGTATCGTCCCCATGCCCAGCGCAACATGGTTCCGCTCTCTCCGGGTCAGCGTTACAGCGTCAACCAAGACGCTGCTGTGCAGATCCTCGCGTGGGCTGGCAACCTGACCTGCTCCGGTGCTCAGTTCCAAGGCATCATCGTCGAGTAACCTTGGTAGGGCGGCACTCGTTCTCGTTACGGGTGTCGTCCTCCATCTTAAGGAGTAAATCATGGCTGGAAAAGCTGGGCAAGACATTGGTATCAGTTCTACGCAACCGGCAATCGCGCAAGCAGTCGCGCTGGTTCAGGCTGGCACGTCGGGTCGTGGTTGCACGACCAACTTCATCGGGTTTGGCAAGGACACGACTTCGGAAGAACCGTTGCCTGCTGACTTTGATGCAGTAGATGACGAAGTAGCAATCTGTGCTACAGGGGCAGCTTTGTACATTCCCGTTTATGCGCCAGTTGTCGGGGCTATACCTCCCGCAGCTACGCTGACATGGGAAGAACCGACTCCTCCATAATATGTTGCCGGGACGCAGAGATGCAGAGGGTCGGTTGCACATCACTCCCGACCCTATTCTGCCCACCACGACCTTCCAAGGGGGTATCGCTATCAATCCTCTTGGTCAGGTTCATACGGTGTCGGGCGCACCTGACCACTTTGTCAACGGGTTTGGCGTGAGCGACAAGGGTGCGTTGTGCATTGGGGATGGTGGGGGTATTCACGCTTATCTGGAGGGTATTCCACGCACTCTGGCGGGCAAGGTAACTACCCAGACGGATGTGGCTCCTGCTGCAACCGATCCTTTCCTTGGTGGCTTGCGGATTGGCCTTCTGGGTGGGGTTTATGTTACGACGTTACCTCCAACATGAGTCAGTACATTCGCACGAAGGCAGGGCTTCCTCTCTTGCGCGATTTTGCGTCAGGAGAGGGAACTCCCATCGTGATTGATGTACTGACAGGCATCGGATATTACCTCCATCACAACATTATTTATCCGTTGCAGTTCGGCACATCTTCGGTGGGTGCGTTCAGTGACGGGTTTTCAACAGGGTTCTCATAATGGCACGCAAGAGTTTCGTTGAACTCAGCAACGACTTGCTGACTTCGTTCCCAGACAATATCGCGGGAGCGATCACTCCGCTTGTCCTGAGAACATATTTCCAGAACTTCCTCGATGCAATCAGACCGGCTTACGGTCTGATTTCGCGTACTGCCCCCGTAGTTCAGACATTCGGGCTTACGGATGCCCCTGTCGTGTTCGATACGGGCGTGGTGTCCGGTGTGCCGGATTACACCGTTACTCAAGCGACCGGAACCATTACGCGCCTTGCTGCCGGTTCAACGCGACTCACGTTCAGTGCAAGCGCAGAGGGAGCGAACGGGAGACTGGTCAGCTTTACCCTTTACAAGAACGGCACTCCAACATCGTGGCGCACCTCGGCTACCTTGCAGGGAGCAGGCAAGCCCGTTGATACAACGCTTGTGGCGGCGATTTATGAAGGTAGTCAGGCAATCTACCAGTTGCAGGCCAAGACTGATGTTGCCAGTACAGGGGTGACGTTGAGCAACATGGACATGTTGGCTGAGACAGTGCCGGTGAATTCGTACTAACCCTTGGATGATGAAGCGTGGCACGCCCAAGGTTTCCCAATATCCCACGCAAATATAAGGAAAATATCATGAACCAAGAGTTGCAGGATTTCGACATCAGCAGCATTCCGACTGACTTCAATCCGCTCAATACGTTAGGGGACGGCAGCAACAAGCACCTCTACGACGGCGATGACAAGTTGTATGTGACGTTCCACACTGCTGCCGTCCTCAATCCGGCTGCCAGCACCAAGGCTGGTCGCCCGATCTACGACGACATCGACATGATCACCATCCGCACTCCGGGTTCGCAACTCACCAGCATCGTCGATAACGCGAAGCGTTACACGCAGGGTCGTCCGGTGCTGGCCGAGAAGTATCGCCAGTGGAAAGCAGGACAGATGGAAGCGGCTGGTGGCACTCCGCTGGAGAACTTCCCCTTCCTATTTACCAAGCCCTCCCTCATCGCGGAACTCAAGTACCGCCACATCCACACCGTCGAACAGTTGGCTGCCCTGTCGGACACCGGAAAGCAGCAGATCATGGGCGGCCACGAACTGTGCCAGAAGGCTATCGACTGGATCGCATCGACAGCAGCCGGCGCGGCGGATGCCGAGAAAGAGGAAATGAAGGCGAAGATGGCGGCGATGGAGGCTCAGTTGGCTGCTCTTACTAACGCTAAGGAACCGCCTAAACAGGCGGCAACCAAGAAGGAATAACACATGCCTACCCGCTCCGTTCTATGGATTGTCAGTCAGGCGATGGTCGAGATGGGCCTGCCCAAGCCCAATCAGGTCACTGCCTCGTCTGATGTCACTGTTCAGCAGATGCTGGCACTCCTGAACAGGGCGGGAGCCGAAATGGTGCTCGGCTATCCTTGGGAGCAACTGACCAAGGAATACGTTTTCAACACCGATGGCGCGACTGTTTCCGCTGACGGGCTGACACTCATCAAGCCTCTCCCCTCCGACTGGTCGTACTTCCTAGACCAGACGCAGTGGGACAGGACGAACCACTGGCCCCTCCTCGGCCCCAAGACGGCGCAGGAATGGCAGTGGCTCAAGGGTGGCTTGTTGTCCTCCGGCCCGCGCATCCGTTACAGGGTGGTCGGCGGCAATCTTGAGATGTTCCCCGGCTCCGCAGTGACTTCCGAGATTGCGATGGAATACGTCGCGGATACTTGGGTGGGTGATCCCAACATCGCCAACAGATATTACAACGAGGTGCAGTCAGACCTCGATAGAGTGCTGTTCGACCCGTGGGTCATTACCGCTTACCTCAAGCTCAAGTATTGGGAGGCGAAGGGTCTGGACACCACTGCCTACGCCAAGGACTTCCTTGGTATCTGGGAAGCCCGTATCGGCAAGAACAAGGGTGCTCCGGTGCTGACCCTCGCACCTCGCGCCCGCACCATGCTTATCGGCGTCAACAACATCCCGGACGGTAGCTGGAACGTCGGCAACGGAGTGACCCCGTGAGGCATCAACCCGTTTCCCAAGTCTCCAAGGTCACGACGCGCCCTGCGCCGATCAAGGGACTCAACGCTTACGACTCCATCATCGCCATGCCGGAGGGCTTCGCGCTGGTGCTGCGGAACCTCTATGCACAGCCCTACGGTTGTCAGGTGCGGCGAGGTTACCGCAAGCATGTGACAGGGTTGAACGGGCCGGTGCAGACGGTTGCCAGTCACAACAAGACCGGAGGCAACAAGCTGTACGCCTTCGTGCAGGACACTCCGAATGCCATCCTCTATGATGTGACGACCCCCAACGCTGCCGGCGTGTCCAAGGTCACGGGACTGACGAACGCATGGTGGCAGCATATCAACTTCCCGAACGCTGCCGGTGTGCATTTCATGGCCTGCAACGGGGCAGATGATCTCATCTGGATACAGCCGAACGACACAGTTGTTCGCATTACCTCTGGTGACGGTTCGCCCAACACGATTGCCGGTGTTGATCCCAAGGCACTCATCGGGATCTATTCCCACCAGAAACGCTTGTGGTTCGTCGAGAAGGGAACAACAAAGGGTTGGTATTTGCCCCCTGACCAGCTTTACGGTGTTGCCCACTCGTTCGACTTCGGCCCGATGTGGACACGC